ATTTTCATCGCTATGAAATGTTTATGGACTCAAACTACAACATCACTGACAACTCGGCAAACCTAGGTGAAGAGCAGAGAAAGCTAGAAGCAAAAATCTCTTTTAACATTATCGGCTATCTATTCGGTCAATATGTTAACGAAGAAAAGCCAAAAATAATAGTCAGGGAAAGCATTGTTAAGTATATATTTCCAAAAGAGACAACAATCTTTGACTTATAAGTGTTTTTAGAAAAGAAATAACTATTTAGTAGTGAACTATAATATTATATAATTCAATTAAGGAGTTTAAGTAATGCCCGCAAACAAATTTATATTTAAGTCACCTGGAGTTCAAGTAGCAGAAATTGATCGATCAGGGATCCCCTCTCCTGCGCCAGCGATTGGCCCGGCAGTGATTGGCCGTGCCGCACATGGCCCAGCAATGATGCCAGTCCGGCTTGAATCAACAGCAGACCTTTATAGAATTTTTGGCCCACCGTCACCAGGAGGTAGAGGTGGAGATGTTTGGCGTGAAGGAAACTTTGCCGCCCCGACTTATGGAGTATACGCAGCTGAAGCCTATCTTCGCAACAACGGCCCGGTAACATTTGTTCGGCTAGCAGGAGATCAGCATCCGGAACTCACCGTGGACTCGGGAGAGGCCGGTTGGACGGTTGCGACGACCACCGGCTTGTTTGCAGTTAACGCTCTTTCACAGTCTGGTGGTGGTCTAAAGCAAGTGACCGCATCGCTGGGCGCAGTGTTTTACTTGACAGACGATGACGCAGCCGTACAGCTTATAAGCACCACAAACGGCCAGACCACTCCGGTTGCGACCGCCGGAACGCTCGTTCAAAACGAGTCTTCAAGCCCACAAGACCTTGTGTTTACGGCCGTTATCTCAGGCGCAATTGGCACTGGTAATGCGAAGACCCACTTGACTGCCACCTTCAACTTTGATCCAAGCTCAGAAAAGTATATTCGCAAAGTGTTTAACACAAACCCGCACTACACGAATCACTCACTTTACGGTAGCGGATCGGCGCTAAATTACTGGCTAGGAGAAACATTTGAAAGCTCCCTTGAGGAAATTGTATGCTCTGGCAATGTCGGGTCTGGTGCACCAATTACGCTACCTTCCTCGTCTATGTATGCTTTTTCTTTCCTTGGCGCCTTATCAGGTACCACCGGGGCCGGCGCAGATCTCGCACAGCGTGATGATCCCGCTGCCGCAGCAAAGTCGGGCTTCGTTTTCTCGCAGGATTTAACACAAGAGGTAGCTGCTTACCAGCCTCAAGACCAGCAAAAACTCTTCCGTTTTGTTGCCGCTAACGCTAGAGGAGAATGGGACAACCGACGTCTTAAGATCTCGATTGCTAATGTCAAGGCGGCAGTCAACCCGACTGTTAATCCGTACGGCACTTTTGACGTTTTCCTGCGCAATGCAAGCGATACCGACAACAGCTTAAGCCTTTTAGAATCATTTACAGGCTTGAATCTAAACCCCGCATCCCCAAATTACATTGCTCGTCGAATTGGCGACAGATACTTAAACTGGGATACGACTGAAAAATACTACGAAGAATATGGAACATACAACAACGTTTCAAAATACATTCGTATGGAAATGAATGATGAAGTCGATAACGCTACTGCGAATTCATCAGTCCTTCCGTTTGGTTACTTTGGGCCGATAAGAACAGCAACACAAACAGCAACGGCCGTCGACGGCATTGCCGAAATCGGGGATGGGTCGATGTTCACCGGCCCAAGCGTCATAACCGCTTCGGGTAAAGCATATGGCGAAGATATCATAGCAGGTTTTGCAGCCCGGGTTGAGTTCCCTCGACTCTCACTTCGTGAATCAGGCACTTATGGTGTCTCGACGCCTAGGAAGGCTTTCTACGGTATGCATTCGCAAGGTACTTTTGCTAGACGTGACAACGGCTATAGTGATTATACCGGCCGTCTTTCTTCAGATCTAGCGGATCCTTACGGCGACGGCTCTGCTTCACCAGGAACTGGACTTGAATATTCCTTCATTTTCACGCTAGACGATGTATCAGGCTCGGCTGCGGCGCCGGTATATCTCTCGGGCTCACGAGCGAACGCAGATTCGCTTAGAGGCGAAGGAACGGTCGACACTCTTCTCGGCGCCGGTATTAACTCATTTACAATGCCGCTAGTTGCCGGAACAGATGGTTTGGATATCACAGAGCCAGAGCCTTTCGCAAATCGGTTAATCAGCGGTCAGACTGAGAAAACCTCATATGAGATGTACTCAGTCCGTAAAGCAATCGATATGCTCGGGGATCCTGATGTGATCGAGCACAATGTTGTGACGATACCAGGCATATCCGATCCCCTAATAACTGACCACTTGGTCGACATGGCCATCTTGAGAGAGGACACGCTGGCTATTATCGACATCGAAAATGATTATAAACCTCGTTTTGAGCTTCTTTCCACCGAGATAAGCACAAACAGAACTGCACTCCCTGTCGTTTCTGGTGCTGTGAGCGACATGAACGCTCGTGGCTTCGACAATTCCTATGCCGCCGCTTACTACCCAGCAGTCCAGATAAGAGATCGAGGATCAAACACTGTGTTATATGTCCCTGCGACAGTAGCAGCATTGGCGGCATTTGGATACACAGAAAGAGTTGCAGAGCCCTGGTTCGCACCAGCCGGCTTCAACCGTGGCGGTCTATCAGATGGTTCGACCGGTATTGTTGCAACCGGTGTATCCAGGCGCCTAACTTCGAGGGAGAGAGACGACCTGTATAGCGTCAATGTTAACCCAATTGCTCAATTCCCACAAGAGGGCGTTGTAATCTTCGGGCAAAAGACACTATTAGCTGAAGCCTCGGCGCTTGACCGAGTCAATGTTCGTCGACTTCTTATCTTCGTCAAGAAGGGAATATCAAGAATTGCAAATACAACGGGGTTTGAGCCGAACAACACCACCACTTGGGCTAATTTTCTTCGAAGGGCACGGCCGTTCATGAACGATGTCAAAGCTAAATTTGGCTTAGAAGATTATAGGCTCATTCTTGACGAGTCAACAACAACAGAAGAACTAAAAGATCGGAACATAATGTATGCACAAGTACTCCTCAAGCCGACCAGGGCAGTTGAGTTTATTGCAATCGACTTCGAAATCTTCCGCTCCGGCGCAAGTTTTGATAGCTAAGACTATTTAAGATAAAGGAGAAATAATAAATGGCATTTTGGAGCGGAACAGAAAACAATGAACCACGTCGTAATTTTAAGTTTTTACTTCGTGTCGGAATCGGCCAGGAACAGATAGATACTTGGGTAGTAAAAGGAGTTAATCTTCCAACGATAACAGTTGGTGAATCAACACATCATTTCTTAAACCACAGGTTTTATTTTCCTGGAACTATAGAATACAACACTATTTCCTTCACTGTGGTTGACGCCATCGATAGAAAAACTTCACAACGCATTATTAGTAATTTTGTGAATTCTGGATACAATGTACCTGCGAGCGAAGGCCAAGCTACAACAGCATTGCTAACCAAGGAAGCATCAGTTAACGTACTAGGAGCCGTGACCATCGAGCAGCTAGGAACTGGAGTAGACGGTGAGACAAATAAAATAGGCTTCACCCTTAAAAATGCTTGGGTAAAAAACATTGAATTTGGGCAGTCTTTATCTTACGACAATGAAGATTTAAGTGAAATTAAAGTTGAACTTCGTTACGACTTTTTCAATTTCCTTGACAACGGCGTCGAAATTGCCGGCTTCGGCGCTAGCGCATAAATTAATTAATTAACCTCATAGGAGTATAATGAGAAACAATCAAGATCGCTTGGGGGCTCCCGAAGTCCCACAAGCATCCCCGGAACCAGCACCTGCAATGGCCCAGCAGGGTGCTGACTTTTCTTTTGTGGCCGCAAACGATATCGTTGAGCTTCCATCAAATGGCGAATTCTACCCAGAGGGACATGCCCTTAGAGAAAGCCCAACAGTGGAAGTAAGACAAATGACCGCTAAAGAGGAAGATATTCTTCTAAACCAGTCATATCTCAAACAAGGCGTTGTCGTCGAGAAGCTTTTGCATTCTTTGGTCATAACGAAGGATTTCAAG